AGCAGCCATAGTTAATCGTTACGAACTAGTACCTCGATATTTACAGGCCAGTCGTTTTGGATATCGTATGCTGCACGTAGCGCATTAGCTTTGCTATCGTAGTTCTCACTGTGCATCAAAATTTCACTGTTGCCTTCTGCTATCAACTGGATATGCCATTCATCACTCTCACCCTGTGAAACTCTAATGTACATAGATGATTCCCCTTAAATCGGGTGGAGTATAGTCTGGCCCTTTAAGTATCTTACCGTCATCACGAACGATAGGATTACCGTCATAACCAAGCTTACTCATGTTCGAACGCTGTACTTCTGCAAAGCACTCATCAAGTGGGATGCCGAATGATACCGCAGTACCACATAGGACATAGATCAGGTCGCAGATGGCATCGGCAACCTCAACTAGATCATATCTTCTCATAGCATCCTTAAGTTCAATCCATTCTTCTCTATGTAGATTTCTACGTAGATCCCATACTCCACTTCCCGTTGCTTCAGCTTGATTCAATGGATGATCGCTAATCATAAGTCCATACGTCTCATGGAAATGCTTTACCATCTGAAAGTAGCTCGGACTCTTTTCGTAGTATTCATGTTCACGTTGACGCTGCAATTGTTCTAGTTGCTGTCGCAGTGCTAGAACTTCATCTGTTCTATCCTCCATGCGGTAGTCCCTTCATTAGCTCGTCTACGTCTTCGTACAGACCGTCTAAATCTCTATCATTGGTGATTAGTACATCAATCAAATCGCGCTGTAGAGGTTCCTCTGATACATGACCATCGGATTCATAACCAGGTCGAGTAACTTCTACGATCGTTCCACCTAGATGCAAAATTCTGTAAGCCTCGTTTGAGAAACGAACATCGGTTGCGACGACGTTACCAGTCTGATAACTGTTGCGGTACATTTCCTCTTCCCACTGCTGCACCCAAAAATCTTTTCCAAAAGTGTTACGGCCCATTTCGGTTCCGAACCGTTGTAGAAAGTATCGCCAGTCCATTGACTTGATAATTGCGTCAGGTCTACTATGTGTTGGGCCAACGAGTCGCACAGCGCACCACTTCGAATTCTTAAGATCATCGACTCGCTCTGTGGTTAGGTCGAATAGGTTCCCTACCGCTTCTTTCAATTTGTCTGCGAATGCAAGGCGAGTGAATTCGTAGTTGTCAACGAGGTACTGGCCCACTGTATCTTTGCCTACGCCTTTACAACCAGTGATTCCAATGATCATAGTGACTTCGCTTTCTTTGCAGCAAACCAAAACAAAACCATACATAGGGCGAATCCCGAAATCAAGCCGATTACGAATCCAATCAGAGAATCGGGGATAGTAAACGTTGTAGCAAACATCTAAATCTCCGGCTCTATAGGAGGTAGAAGCGGAACGCCTCTAACGATGTCATTGCGTAGTGCTTGCTTACGCATTTCAGCAGCAGCCTGACGCAAAGTCCTCATCTCACCTAGCACTACCTCTCTATACGTGAGGTTCATTTGATCCTCGTCAATCCCAATTACATCTTTTAGCAACCGCGTTATCGTCTCTACGTGACAATGATGCTGGAATTCACCATCTCCCATGCGAAACATTTGCGACGAATCAGGAAGACGTGCCTGTGCCCACAACTTAGATTCCTCTTCAAGCTCTTTTGTCACTTTATCAAGTCGTGCCTTTATCGTGCCACCTTCAGCCATTTATGACTCCTATTTCGGTTAATAGTTCTACAGCAAATCTATCCCATGCTTCCTGCATATCCTCTTTCCACAGATTAAGCCATTCGTTCACGCTAATATATTGGCTCAAAGTGTTTTTGATATCGGTTTGACACAACGTACAACTGTCGGGACGTTCCAATATAGACCTATTCATGTGGGAAACACAGTTGACAATCGTTGTTACAGGATGGTACTTGCTTTTCAGAATCTCTTTGATATCTGATAACGCTATATCGGCTTTTGTCATCTTTACCTCCCTATCGGCCATAGTTGAATCCCTCTTCCTTTCTTGGATACTTGAATCATCAAGCGTTGTTCCAATGTGTCTTGAATGTCGGTCATCATACGTGCATTCAAGTGGTGGTAGGACATCACGTCGCCACGCATGATTCCGGGCTTACGTTCGATCAATCGATACACAGCCTGCATAAGTGTTTCGTCTTTCGACTGTCCAGAGTTCTTGACCAAATGCACAAAGTGTACTCCCCAACGTTGAATGTAAAAGGCCGCGCTTAACAAATCAGTTAGCTCCACAGTCAGTGCGTACTCTTCTGTGGGTTCTTTGCGCGCTGCGGCTAAAAGTGCAGCTAGCTTCAACATGGAGAAATACATGCGTGTGAACGATGGAAGTGCGGCGGTTTCCTCGGCAGTGCCTAGAGCAGCGCTCGTCATGGTTTGCTCCATGACATTCGCACGCTCCCATGCTTCATCCGTCAACTCGACATCGACGGTCTGCGGCAATGTCACCATAGAAGGGTTTGAAGGATCACCGACCTGTATGGTGATTTCATCCTTCGTATACATCTGATGAAGTGCTCCAAACGTTTGGCGCAGTTCGTCGCGACGTAGCGTGGACAATTCTACGCGTGGGCCAGTCAAGCGAACGCGTGTCAAATCTGTCTCTCCCCGCACGACTAAAAAACGCGGCATAAACCCCGATAGGAAATACGACTCGGGGATTAAACTGTAAGCTCTTTCAGTGACACCGCCACCGAAGAAAATAAAGATCGGTTCGACAAGCGATACTGAGCCTTTTTTCAAACGCTTTGCATAATGTTTCGGTACATCATACATGTGTGTTAGAATCTCTGGCACTCCACTCATGTAATCTTTGCGCTGAAAAGCATCGAGCAACCCAGTAATCTCGTCACGCATAAAGATGGAAACCATCTTTGGTCGGCTCGAAAGTGCATCGAGCAATCCTTCGGCAGAGGCATCCGACGCGACGACGAGAGAACGATCGATCTCATGTATGAAGTCCATCGCCATATTCATCGCAGTCGTTTTTCTCGTCAGCGTAGAATCACCAAGAATCAATCCGAATAGATTAGTGTTAATTGGTGCGGGCAATGATGAGTGCACGCGAAGTGAAGTTGACATGAGAGCGGATAGGAGAATCGCACAGGACAACTCGTGAAACTCAGGAACGGCATCGGTGACTGTTTCTGCCCATCCTTTATATGAATCCATGATCGTGTCATCGAGCACATCAATCTCTGAAGCGGTTAGGAGTTGTGGCATTATAAGTTCCTGACGATATTCATTGATGAGTGCTTCGATGGACTTGTGCTGAAGCTCTGCCTTTAGAACTTCTCGCCACAGATGCGATTCAGGTCTACCGTCACGTTCGTACTTGTTGCATTTCGAAGTACGAGCAACTGCGAACGTTTCGTTTCGATTCATACCAACTTCGAAGCACGTGTTAATCAATCTCCACAAAGACTTCGACCAATCCTCGTTAGGTTCATCTCCATAGTAGCGAGCGAAAGCGGTCTGCTTAAGGTGATCCTTGTACATTTCAATAGTGATCATTACATCGGGTAAATCGCTAGCTTCAGGAAGGGGAATGCCAGTCCACTCTTCGAGTGGGGCGTCCTCGGTTCGCGCAAGTGTCTCGAAGACTTGTGGAGGCAGTAGTTTCTCTGATTTGAGAAGCACCTGAACCTCGGGAACGTCGTCCAGTTCATACTTGAAATTGTACGTTCCAGGTACGCGAAGCAACTGTGTAAGATCGTGGCCCGACTTATCTACTCCAAGGTCAGCATGAGCGTATGCGACACGCTTGGAGTACATCTGTGCGTCAAGCGGATCAAGCTTGCGATCGAGACGCCACACAGCTTGGTAACGGCCAGGCGAAGATTCGATTACACACTGTGGCGGAATGTCAAGCTTGTCCGGCGTACATGTATCAAGGTCGGCCCACACAAGATTCTGCGGGATCGCGTTCTCTTTTCTACGTTTAGGTACGGATAATACGTTCACGCAATAGTAGATGTTCGAATTAGAAGATGCACGTCCGATATGGTCAACGATGTCGTCACGTTGTTTCGGCCACTCAAAAAACTCTTCGTTGAATTTCTCTCGTTGATACGGACGAGGAATAGTGGCAATGCAGACGTATCCCTCGTCGTTTGAAAAGAGGTAGTCAAAGAAGTCGAGTTGAATCGACTGTTGTTCAAATACAGCCACTATAAAGTGACTACGGTGAACCTGTTGTCAAGAAGAGGCTCGATTGCGGCATGTACTACGCCCCATTCTAATCTACCGTTACCACAACCAGGACGAGGCATAGCTACCGTCTTAAACTGCCATGCGTTAACGAATTTAACTAACTCGTGGACGCTTCTGACGATCAATATAATGTCTGCCTTTTCGTACCAAGCATGCTTAACAGGAAATGTTATCAAATGATAAACGGTGCCCAACCTAAATCCATATACGTGATTTCCACTAGTTCGTATCGCAATGCCTAAAAGCTCAGGCAAGTTAGGCCACTTGTTTGCAGCTTCAAGTGCGCAACCTTTCCCCATAACGGCCTTACCGTTAGTCTTGACGGTACCATTAGTTGTAATGACAATTGCATCCGCGTCAGTAGACCACAGATCAACCGTTTTTTCTAACATGCCAATCCTCCTCTAATAAGGACGCGAAGGGGGGCACCGCAGCACCCCCCTTTTCTCTCCTGGCGCGTTGTTAGATTGGCTGTCCTGCGCCTGCCGCAACCGCTGTACCGGCAGGCTTGTAACCCTTCACGTCGTTGTCGAAGTCGTTGGTCAGACTGTTGATTGATCGACCAACGGTGACAACAAGTTCGCGGCCTGCGAGTGCATCGGTATCCAGACGGAAACCCTTCTTGGAGATTTCCTCACGAGTGTAACCAGCCGCGAGCAGGAAGTTAAGCATCGTTCCTCTGTGATACGCCTGCTTGTCCGCAGGAATTTTACCATCGGCCGGAACGAAAATCTTGCCGAACACGCGACGGTTCTTGACCTTCTCACCGTTCTTTTCGTCGTCGGTGATAGCAAGCTGAATGTTTAGGTATGGTGTTTGATCGGGCAATTTCTTTGATCCGTCGGGATTCGACGTTGCTCGCCATTCCGGCGGAACCGGAATCTGCACATTGTACGACCCGGCGGGCACTGCTTCGAACTTACCTGCGCTTTCGTCCGCGCCTGTTAGATCGAGTACACCATCGAACACTGATTCTGCTTCGCTCATTTCTTACTCTCCTTCGTTGGCATATCAGCTCTGAACTTATCCCACAAACCACTGAACGTTGGTGCTTCCTCGACACCATCGAAAACATTGAGACGATCTTTCACGCGCAACGTCTCAGTTTTCATGGTCTGCAAGTACCTTACGGGTTTGCCATTCGTTACCTCCACGCGTAGATGACCAACAACGTCTACGAAACCAGGAACAGAAATATTCATCTGCCCGGCGAATTGCGCGAATTTAACCTTGCGTTTAAAGTTGTCTTCCTCCGATCCTTCGTGAGCCGTGAAAATCACGTTGCAGGGCAAGTCCTTGTACGCACGTATGATCTTCGTGATATGGTTTCCCGTTTTGTAGTAGGAGCGCTGATCCGGTACGCCTTCCTCGATTTTCGGATTCTCCTTAGCATACGCATCGTTCACTTGCATGAGGTCGATTTTGTACAACTCGGAAGTAGAATCGATCGCGACTGTTTTATATGGTAGTTGATCTTTTCCGTCCTTATCCTTCGTTATGGCATTAAACAGATCGAGAAATATTCCACGTACTGCTTCATACGATCGAGCCTGTTTACGATCGATGTTCTTTACCTTCCTGATTGTTTTCCATCCCCCATCGATGTCGATGAGAAGTACGGGTGACGTATCAGGGTGCTCGGCGGCAGTTCCAATGAAGTGCGTCTTACCCGAGCCAGGTTCCCCAAAGAGAAGCAAGCTGATCCAATCAACTTCCTCGTCAGGAGCATACGCGCCAATTTTGACACGTAGCTCATCAAGCGCTGTTGTGGCTATGATTCACTCCCCCTCTCTTATTACTTGTATCGCTTCAAGATAAGGGGCGACGAAGTTGTCAAGTCCTTCGATGATTATGCATGTTCGTCCAGTACGCGATGTCTTAAGTGCAATAGGCATTTCAGGATCAGGGAATGACATCTCTAGGTATTCAACTGATACCGTTAGCTCGCCTTTCCTATTATCATTGGGATCGTTCCTGTACGGGATTACTCTAGGATACACTACGCTGTCCATCTTTCTGCATGCAAGCCAGATATTCCACCTGTAGGAGTTTTGCAGGATGTATTGAAACCAATCTTGCCTGCTGGCGCTCCACATTTAGGACATTCATGTGCCCACGCACAATCGTTCGGCGTTTCGCAATGCCCACAGTAGTTACATGGGATAGTTGTGACGGTAGGGTCGGGCACGACTCCGACATGCGTATCGCCGCTCTCTACCGTCACGTGAGCGCTCGCGGCATTCTTGTACTCGCCCCCGGTGACGCGAGTAGGCAGGCTATTATAGTCTACCTCCGGGGGCGAGTTCTTTAGAAACTCGGTTTCGTCTATGATTTCGAAAAGATCACTCATCGACCGAACAACTCCACGATTAGCCAGATAACACAGAATAGGAACAGACCACCAAAGACGGCTGCAAATGAGATCACCCTATGAACCTAATTATGGTCATCACATTCCTTGTGGCACCATTCGCCGTCGATCAGTACGATGGTATCACCTTCGTAGATTTTCTCATCGCAAACTCCACATCGACTATTACGACTTGCAACAGTTTCGGGTTTATCCTCTTGTGAAAGAAACTCTTGGAGATCAGGAGGTTCAATCATGTTCTTGGTTTGTAGGCGCACGCGCCACAGATGATTGTACGTCCATTATTGATTACGAAACCATGTGACTTCTTACCACAAAGAGCACCCTTGCACCAACCACAAACGCGACGTAGTTTCATTGATTAATCACATGTGACCTATCTCCCCGCCAGAGTATCACAACTTTATCTGCCGTGCCATCTAGCAAGTTTTCATATACCGAGATTTCAACAACGTTGCCGAAGCAATCACATCCCTCCGATATAACTCGGAGTTCTGGATCAAACTGATCTAGCCGCTCGCGCAACTGTGATACCGTCATTGAGTTATCTATCACGGTTAACCTCGTACTTCATGGTGTAAGGGTCAAGTTCCTTTGGCATTTCGATGTTATAGAAATGACGATGCCACCACGACAGATAGCTAGGCCAATCAAAAAATCCTAGCAATCTCGCTATCTCGTCCATTCCAGCTTTATCTATCACGATTAGCCTCGTAACCATCGGAGAGAATCCCCTGCCAGTCCGAACCGTCGTCCGCAGCGATGCACGGTGTACGGAACGCGCACGTTAGGCAACGGTATTCGCCTGTGGGGTTTGGGTACACGCGCGGCATATCGAGCATTTCAAGTGCTATCATCTTTAGGTGACGACCCGTAGCTGCGATTTCGTACTTGTTTCTCGTAACGATATCGCGCTGTACAAACAAGCTGTCGCCCTGCTCCACGAGGTACGTGTAATATTGTTGCGCTTTCTCGTTCGTTCGGAACCAATGATCATAGTTTTCGTTGCCAACGATCAATGCCTGAAATAGATCGGCAGTAGTTCCCTCTTCGGCACGATTGATTGACGGGAAGCCATGCTTTGTTATCGTTGGTAGCTTTGGGAAGTTCTTTCGCATCGCGTTGTAGATAACGCGATCAACTACCTTATCTTTCCAGGGAAGATCATAGATAGCAGCTTCTTGAATCGTCGCCCAAAGGTAATTACTGCACTGCTCATCCTTATTAAGCTTCTCGAAGTAGGCATCATCGATTCGTGCAGCCGTCTTGTCTTCGTAGATACCGCACTTGTCGATTTCAGGCCACCATACAACGGCGTCTCGTTTTCCTCTCGCGTGTACTTGGAGTCTCTTACCATAATTAGGAGACTCTAAACGTTGGTCTTTCCAGTCGAATTCGAGCGGGATTGAATATGTAGACTCGGCAGCGAGCACAATAAAGTCATCATTCTTTTCTGCATAGCTCTTGTAGAATTCCATCATGCCGATGCCGAGTTCACGATGCAATTGCCACTCGTCTTCGATTTGCTCAGGCGCAGGCAGAAGATCACGTAGACCTTTAATTTCGAAAAGTCGTGGAGTACCTTCCTTGTCTATGTGGCGATTACGCGGTGTTACACGAGGATGAATGTCGTAAACGCGATCAAGCCAATCCTCGGTAACAACGCCACCTTCCCATTGATACGTCCAGTAGGTCAGGAAGGATTCAACAGGATCGTGGCTAAGGATCGGATCGTAGAACTTTTCGAGCGCGTAGTGAATCGCTGATCCGAATGCCAGTGGGAAGTTGATTCCGTAGATTGACACCTTGCGCCGTAGGTTCGTGCGTGTCGGTGAAGTCCAATCCCAATAGCGCCGACACCGTTTGAAGTTTGCGATGTCAGATGAGTGAATGGGAATGATATCCCACTTGGACGGTATCTCCGGGGGCTTCGTAACTACTTCTGTGGAACCCACGTTTACCGCTTTCCCGCGTGTGCATGCACGCGTGTCTAAAAAGGAAGATGGAGCTTAGCAGGTTTCATGCCCTTTGTCAAGGGGTTCGTTGCGTTATTTCAAACCATCGTTTCCTGGTTGATTGTCTCGATCAAACTTCTTTCCCGCATAGAAAATACTTGCCTTCCCTCCCTGAGTGAACAGCGGAGGAGTCTCGTCGCAGGGGCCGGGGATGTCAGCGGCGAGGGCAAGTGTGGCAAGCTCACGGGCGTGTCCGGGGTCGGCCGTGTGTGTGACATTCCGCAGCGCCCCCTCCAGCTCCTTCATGCGGGCTTCGGCTGCTTCGGCATGACGCTTTGAAATCTCGCGCGTTGCGAGCCATCCTCGTTCAGACTCTTGGCGTTGATAGACAGCTTCATCCCGCTCCCGCTCAGCCTCTGCGATGCGGGCTTCGAGGCGGGCGAGGGCGGCGTCGGCATCGCGGTAAGCATGACGCCGTTGTATGGTGGCCGGGGTTACCAGCGCCTCCCGCACGATCCGCACGTCTTCAAGAATTGAAGATTTCATCAAACCACTTTTTCTTTCTGTCAAGTTTACCCTTGACGTATTGATCGACTGTGTTCTTGGCATTAATGTAGATGATTTCGGGGATAGCTTTCTGCCCAGGACGATATACCCGGCCAACTCCCTGCATCATGTTCTTTGGCGACCAGTCTCTATCGAGGAAGATGAGATATTGTGCACTAGCGAGACTGATTGATTCCCCACCTAGTGCCAACGTGGACATGAATACCTTATGCTCTTTCCGTGGGAACACATCATGCCATAGATGATAACGTTCACTATCCGAGTGCTTCTGCTTCATGTGCAAGTATGGTATGTCCTTAGTACCAAGTCGATTCGCAAGTAACTCAAGTGGATCGCGGAAACACGAGAAGACTACCACCTGCGGCTTGTGTCCGTTTTCCCACTCGACTTCGCTCAAGATGTCCATGACTTCATCTAGTTTCGAAGACGGCTCGACCAACGAGATATCAGTGATTGTTCGTCCCTGATTTACGTTGAATTGACGATCATTCACTTGTGGAGTCGCAACGCAGATTTGTCGCAATCGACTCAGCATCGAAATCACGTTCGGTGAAGTAATCGGTTCGCCTGCTTGATCGAGCGTTCGAAGTGCATTTTTGATTTCGTTGTACATTGTCCGCTGTATACGTGACAATTCAACTTCGCGCGCCGATTCAATAGGATGACCGATATCTTTGTGAACTTCAGCCATCATACGACGTGGCCCGACTGATTTGCGTAGCGCACGAAACTCATCGACTCTGTACTTTCGGATTCCAACTATTACACGGAAGTTCTGGGGAGTCAATACTTCCTCACAGAAATGAGTACGAAACGGCCAGTACGCTTTCCTACTACCCATCGGCCATACGCCGCTCGATCCATCATGGTCAAGAAAGTCTAGGATGCTCCATATCTCGGCGGGGTTGTTTACGAATCCTGTACCTGTCATTGCATGACGATACTTTGCACGTGGACTGAACGACTTGATGTTCTTTGTCCATTGCGTATCGCGGTTCTTCATCCTGTGTGCTTCGTCAGCAAGGATAAACGTCCAATCGATCTTGCCAAGCCTTTCCCATAGTGCAGGGGCACCATCGGGATCGCTTTTCTTTAATCCTGCTTTATTGGTAAAGCAGTCATAGTGTGCGAGCACAATTGTTGGATCGTTGAAATAGCCTAGTCGCAAGTCCTGAAACACATCGTTGCGATCAGCCTGAAATTCAACGTCGCCAACGCGTTCTACAAGATCACTTACGTACAGATTGTACAATCTCCACTTCGGAATGCACTTTGGAATCGCATCGAAGTATGTTCCTTTACCACCCTTCGATGTTATGATGAGCGCTTTCGGAACATCGCCCGTTTCACGTTTGTCCATCGTGCACAAATGGTCGAGGAGCCACAATCCTGTGGAGGTTTTATACGCTCCCATTTCCGACCAATTTGCCGACGCTTGTTTTTCGGCAAGGAGTTTCAAGTCCTCGACTTGCCACGGCGTCATTACGTAACGGGTGCCATCTGTTAATGGCTGAAACAGATCGATGAGTTGGTCAGTCATCGCCGATTCTTCTCCCACTCATCGCGTGTGATCGTTCTGACACGAATCGTAGGTGGCGTTAACCGTGACGCAGCCCATGACACTCTAAGTTGGGCAGCGTTTCGCACGGCTACTTCTCTATCCGAGTATAGCCCGCAGAAGAGAATAGGCTCGTTACGGTGCTTAACTGCTACCGTATGATACTGCGATGAACCTTCCACTGTATGTTACCTTCCTTTCTTTCGTGCCACGTGTCTGAGCTAATGCCTCTGAGGGCGTGGCCCCTTTTGAAATTAAACGATTATATCTATTGCGAGCGCTATGACAACGTTTGTTTGATTTACAGAACAGTGTCTCGCCTGGCGTACCCCATCTTATCACACTATCGCAACAATTGCAAATCGGACGAACCATCTTCTGAATCGTCTGACGTGCCTGAGCTACGGTGTAGCCCTTCGTTACGACAAGGTACTCTACCTCGTCGCCGTGCTTTTCGTACCATGCCTCTTGACTGCACGGCTTGCACATCGTCCTTTGATGTACAGGCCCACCGCATCGAGTACAGCCTTGTACCAACGAGCACGCTAGACAGAATCCCTCGTTGTAATTAAACTCGGACGCACTAACCCAATCGCCACAACGGGGGCAAAATTCCTCCTGGCTAAGAGGAAGTGTGGCTTCCAACGCTCTTTAGCTCCAACCATTCAAAAGGTGTATACCATCGGACGTTCGTTCCGATTGGGCGAAACTCGACAATGGTAAGTTGACCTTTGTAAAGCGTGCGTCGATACTCGAATCCATCCCTAACCCACGTTTCGTAGGTCACCAGGGTTTGCACGACCACGGACTCCAATCCTTGCCTGATTCTACAAAGTAGTTATGTGCGGCTATTGCTTGTTCTAATGGCGTTTCGCCGTGTCCATATTTCTCACGTTCTGAACTACCCATTTGAAACATTCCGAGGTATTGTCCATTGTGGGCACGTACACTAAAA